TTTTCTTTTAGGTTCGTACTGAAAGGGCATTTTCATTAATAAATCAGCCATGTCTTATTTTTTTAATTTGTTTTATTTATTTATAAATATCTATTGTTTTATTTTTTTTCTATTTACTTTTTTCTGGTTTAAAATTATCCTTCTACTAGACCGGACTTAATTATTAAACTTCTTTTTTTTCTCCTCCTTTAGTTAAATATAATCTTATAGGTTTTTTTTCATATTCTTTTTCTACAAAATCTTTAATCTTTTCCATATTTCTAGGGTCATCATCTGAAAAACCAATAATTGGGATTATTTCTTGGTTGATAACATCATTTTTAAAATAACTCTTCTTTCCAATTTCATTAGCCAACTCTATACAATATGAAACAAATTTTCTAATTGCAATTATTTTACCTTCTTCGGGACTCGCAGCACTACCCTTACCAAAAGTAACAGGTTCAAAACGACATAAATCAAGATACTCCATTATTATGTCTTTATCATTAAAATTTAAATTAGTCGATTCATCGATTGGGTTATCTGCCCAATTCCTATAAGTCTTTAAAGATTTTACAACTTCTTTACTATTTATCCCGTTATGATTGGATAGTATATAATTAAGTACCGCCTCTTTTAATGTCTCAGGATTATGTCCTCTTGCTGTGATAATTGCAAATACAGAACCACCATTTATACACTCAACAAAATCATTCCAAGAAGGTCCTGGACTTGCCGACATTGCATCAATAATAAATCTCTTATCCCCTTTAATACCAAAATTTCTAAAAGGATCAGTTGCATAACCAACAACAGTTGTACCTTTATATGAAAAAGGTTCCTCACCTATTTGGTGTCTATGTTCCGCAAAATCTTCGGTAGACATAGGGATTTCTTCTTCATTTTCTGTCATTAAAATGATTGTAGTTGGCATAAAAACGATGTTGTCGTCCCAGTCAAAACCATAATATTTAGAATCGGGAGTACCTTCGGCGGTTATCCCCTCATTAATATTTCTACGGTTAACATAGTTTAATACATGTTTTTTAATATCCATTATTTTTGAAGTTTTGACAAAAGTTTTTCAAGTTGTTTTTCGGTGATTATTATATTTTGTTTTTTAACCGAAAATGTTTTAGGACTTTTTTGATTGTCTCCAATAGATTCTTTAATAAGTTTTTTCTCTATTTTCATAATTATTTTATTTTATAAATATTAAGTGGGGAATATTTCTACTCCCCACATTTTTATTTTTTAATTATACATCATCAAAAGATGCTCCTGTTGGTGTAATAACGAATTCGATATCAATGTATTCTAATGCTCTTGTAGGTTTTAAGAAAATTTTACCTGTTAAAGTATTTGAATCCAAATCTTCAGGAGTGTTTGATACTGTCACACGGAAATCTATCAAACCTCTATCTCTTCTGATTCCATCTAATATTGGGTTAACTGAATCCAAGAAGTCTTGTCTTACTTTGTTATCGTTTTGTTCGAATAGTAATCTAATAGCCACTGCTGAAATCAACTTACGTGCTTGTAGTAACAATCTTCTAACGTTAATTCTATCAAGTGCAGACTCTCTAATTTGTAAAGTTTTGTTACCCCAAATCACTGTACCAACATCAGAGAAAGTTGCGATTGGGTTAATTCTACCTTTATAAAGTGTGTCTCTATCGTCTTGTGTCAATTTACGTCTTGCTCTAATTGCGTTTACCAAACCTCTTGTGTAACCTGCAGATGCGAACCAAGGGAATGCGATATTGTCTGTCAAAGCTAAGTTCTTAACAACTTCAGAAGTTGGTGGAATGTATATTTGTGTATTGTTAACCGAATCTCTTGTTAAAATCCAAGGGTAATAAGTGGCGGTATAGTTAGAGTCTATTCCTGTTGCTTCTAAGTTATCTACCGTCTGTTGAGGGAAAATTAACCCTTCCTCAATATCGTTATATGTTGGTAAAAACAAATCAAAGTCAGGTGTAGTACAGATATAAATAGAGTCCGCTCTATCAGTTTCAATCATATCAATAGCGTCCTCAACAAGATTTGAGTTATTAACATAATCAATACCAGGTGTTGCAAATACATTTATGTTTGTTGCTTCAGGGTTAGCAAAAGTACTTTGTCCCCATTTGTATGCGTAAAAGTCAGTATTTGCCCAATTTTCTTGGTTTGGTCCTGAAATCGCTTTAAATGCTCCCCAACCCGTTGCGGTAGGATAAGTTATACTTGCTTCTGCACCATATTTAAATCCTGTTTGTCCTAATGCGAATGAATCTGAATTTGTTCTATATTCTCTATATATGTCCCATCCATCAAAACCACCATAAGCCATTACCGTAAATTTACGAGTATTAAGTCTATAATATGGACTTGAACTATCTGTAGGTTCAGAGTTAAATGACCCGGCACCTACTTCAAACGCCGACTGTCCTGATGTTACATAACCATTTGCGATTGTTACAACAGTTGCTCCGCTATCCATGTGGAAACCTTTTGTTAAATAACCCCAAGCCATACCTGTGGTATCAGTACCTAAATTTGCAGGTAACTGCTTTCCTTTGTATTCAAAGAAATCGTAATCAATTCCTGATATATTAGAAATACCTAAGTATGCCTTTCTTGGATTTTCACCACTTGAAATAACAGGGTTGTCACCTCCGTTAGATGAACCAAAAGGTGGGTTATACACAACGTCACCAGGTTTGAAATATTTAGTTTTATATACTAAGAATGGTGGTGTTGCATTTGCGTATTCTCTTGAGATAAATCCTTCAAAACCACAAGGTAGTGCGTCTATCGGGGCTTCATCACTCATTTCTAACATTACGTATTTAGACTTAACTTGGTATTCTCCGTTTGATGTTCCTATCTTATTTGCTACGTAATTATTTTGACTTGGGTCTAATGAACAATTAGTGAAACTTTCAATAACTCTTGGGTTTTGATCGGTATCATAAAAATCTCTAATAAATACGTCAAACGTACTACTATTAAATGATATATTACCTATAGACATTTTTACAAGTCTATTAGCTGCGTTACCGTCAGAAATTAAAACAAACTTAAATAATTTATAAACTTTATTACCTCTAAGTTCTGAAACTAAATACGGTGTTTCAGGTGTTTGATATTGTTCTAAATAGAAACCTATTGAGTCGGTATCTAATGATCTCGCTCCTGGTAATTCGATAATATCACAGTCTAATCCTCTAATTCTACCTAATCTATATCCACTTGTTAACAAACTAGTATACGTCTCCTCGACAAATAAAGGAACCTCATTTCTGTCTTTACCAAAATTACTTCTACCAAATACTTTAGAAATAAAGTTCTTATCAGTAGATAACATTGATGTTTGGAATTCAAAATTGTCCCCGTCATAGGTTACCCCTGAAATAAGGAATGGTGAGTATGGGTTTTTAGTAACCGCAGAATAAGAACCTGTACAAATCATTTGTACATCAGTTGTACCCGTTACTTCATAATTCGGTCCTGCTTGTGTTGCACTGTAGTTAGATATACCTCTTGATCTTAAAGTTGCAACAACTAAATCATCATAATCTAAATAAGGCGTACCTGAATAGTTTGTGTTGTAAAAAACACAAGAACCTGAGAAATTACCTCCTGATCCCGATAGTGTGTTTACCGCGGCACCAAAACCTTGTCCGTAATAACTACTTACATCGTTTACTTGTGAGTAATTAAACAATGCGTAATACCAAGCATCGTTAGTAGATGCTGATAAGTTAGCCAAAGATAGATTAACATTATTAACCCCAAAGTTTTCAGTGTATGCAGTAATAGTACCCGTACCATTAAGTGTTGTACCCGTTACTAAGTTAAATGTTCCTGCACTAACAGTACCCCAAAAGACTGCCGATGAACCTGAAGAAGGTGAGCCAACGGCAAATAAATTTACTTGGTTTGATATATAAGTTCTTAAATCTTGATCAATAGTTGATGTACTACCATTAAATTCAGTATATGTATTATAAAAATTATTATTTACATTAATAATACCAGGGACTGACATATTATATGCAATATTTGAACTTGTTCCTGTTGTTCCTGTAAATGTTAATACTGTGGATGATACTCCTGTTGCTGCGATTGTTGCCGGATTAACGTTACCTATTGTCGTTATTGACCAAGAAGGTCCTGCGTCATATCCTGATAAACCAAGAACTCTTGTAACAAATAATTGATTCGATTGTTGCAAATATGCCTTTGTAATATACGCTAATTCATATTTAGGTATTTGTGTATTAACAAATTTTTCAGGACTAGTTCCTCCAAAATATACTTGGAACTCGTCAAAATTAGTTATGAATATTGGTTCAAACGCCGGACCCTGAAGAGTTTCTCCAGCCAAACCTAAAGTTGTTACACCTACACTTTGTGCAACAAAAGTTAAATCTCTTTCTGACGTATAAACCCCAGGTGAAACGAAAACTTTGTTTGATGATGCCATTTTTTTCTGTATTTTTTATTTATGGTTTTATTTTTTTATATAAATACCTTGAAAAAAACCAAAAAACTTTACATTTAAATAATATTTATTATATGGTGTGAAAAAATTCTGCCTTTTTTCTACCCACAATAAAAAGAAAAAATGAAAAAAATAAAAAACATAAAAATATCTGTTG